GGCACAAGACCAGACCAGCCATTAGAGAAAACCACTAAGGAAAAGGCAGAGGAATATGAGCGTTTCTTCACAGCAGTTGACCGGCAGAGGGAGGCTTACACCAAAACAAAAAAGGGTGATAGCCACGGAGATACTGGACAACCCGCTAATTCCACACAACCCGTTCTGGAAACAGATACAGTTCCTACTCCTTGATACTAAGGAGGGCCTCTATGGAGGTCAGGCGGGTGGGGGTAAGAGTGATGCCCTACTCATGGACGGGTTACGCTATGCTACTACTGAGAACTATAATGGTTTGATACTCCGTAAGACTTACCGGGATTTATCTTTACCCGGAGCATTGATGGACCGGGCTAAAGAGTGGTTAAAGGATAACCCCTATGCCAAGTGGAATGAAAAACTGAAGACCTGGTACTTTAAGGACTGGAATAGTAGTTTAACCTTCGGGTACCTGGAACATGAAGATGACAAATACCATTACCAGGGCAGTGAATTAGATTATGTTGGATTTGATGAGTTAACACAATTCACGGACACACAATACCTTTACCTATTCAGTCGTATTCGTAAAACCACAGAGAGTGGTATACCTACAAGGATACGGGCTGCAACAAACCCTGGTGGTGTTGGACATAACTGGGTTAAACGGAGATTCATAAGAACCAAAGACCCAGAGTTAAGACCGTTTATCCCTGCAAGTTACCGTGAAAACCCATATATAGACCAGGACGACTATGAAGCCAACCTTAACCGATTAGACTATGTCACTAGGATGCAGTTGAAGTATGGTGATTGGGATGTTGGTATAGAGGGGGGCATGTTCAAGAAGGAATGGTTCACCAATAACATAGTACGCCGGGTTCCGGCTAAGATTAAGCGTAAAATCCGTTACTGGGATTTCGCTGAAACCAAACCATCCAAGAAGGGTATGGACCCGGATTGGACTGTTGGACTCCTAATGGCAGTTGATGAATTGGATTATGTTTATGTTATGGATATTGTAAGGTTCCGTGGAACGCCAAGGGAAGTAGAGGATCGGTTTATACAGACCACAATTAATGATGGGATTCATGTTGACATATTTATTGAAGAAACACCCGCTGCGGGTAAACTGGTGGTAAATGCGTTTCAACGGTTAGTTCCAGGGTACCGTGTAAAGGGCGACCCNCCCCGTGAGAGTAAGGAATCACGGGNTAAACCCGTCAGTGCATATACTGAGCAGCAGAAGGTACGATTATTAGAGGCTGAATGGAATGATGCGTTCATTGAAGAAGTGGTTGGATTCCCTAAGAGTGAAGGGGCACATGATGACCAAGTTGACTGTTTCAGTGGTGCCTATAATATCCATTTCGGCATGGCACGGAAAAAGATGAAACCCTTTTTCTATGCTGTATAGATGTGATTTACTATGTTAAACGACTCATTATATGAGATACGCTCAGACCTATATGATTTGGGATGGACTATACAAGATGAATTTGCTGTATTTACTCCTCTGTCCATACAATTGCGTTTACAATGGTTTAATCGTATAATGAAAGGCACACATTTATCAATGTTAATTAAATTAAAAAAATGTTTATGAGGGGATTTATTTGGGACTGATAAGCCGGCTGAGGGGGTTAACCCGTTTACAGAACACTACACAGGATGCTGTTACCGAACCCACCGGCAATAATAGTGATAATGATAAAGAGGACTTTGAGGACATAGAAGGGTACCAACGGATTAACCGTAACATAAANAATGCTCGTTGGGCCTATAATAATGACTCTACTGTTAACTCTTCTATCAATAATGCCGTTATAACTGCTAACCGTGGATTCCAAATAGTTGCAGATTCCCCTGAGTATGAAGAGGCTGCTGAACATATAAGGATTCGGTCAAAGGATTGGGATTTGAGGGATAGTATAGAAGAGGCTATGATTAAAGCCCATGTTGATGGAACATGCTTTATACAGAAAAGGATAAAAGATAATGCCATATACATACATTTCTTAGCCTATGATGGTGATGAATATGATTTCCGTATTATACGAAACCCAGATACAGAGGAAGTATTAGGATATAAACAGAAAGCCCCTGTAACCCGGTTGGATGGCAGTTGGAAGTCATTAGAGTTTGATGATTTAGACCTTGATGGTGAAGAGGAGGAAAACAACTTTTTACCAGAAGAAATTATATGCATACAATTCCGTGAAACCGATGGCCAGGGTAATAGTGCAGTTTATCCGGCATTAGACCTTGTAGATGCTAAACGGCGTATAGAGAAGTACATGTTGAAAGCCGCACACAAAAGTGGTAGCATACTTGGATTAGAGATTGGTGCGGATGGATATGATGCCTCCGAATTAACTGATGATAATGTTACTAAGGTTGTAAACCTATTCAGTGAACATGATGGTAAAGAAGTTGTAGCCTACAATGCAGGGATAAAACCAGCACGGATTGGGAGTAATGTATTATTAGATTACACCTTATACTTGAAGTATCTTAAAGGGGAAATTAGGAGTATCCTATTAACTCCGGACAGTAAATTTGAATCCAGTAAGGGAAGCCGGTTTACTGCTGCGGAGCAAATGTCTGGTTCCACTGGTTTTGTTGGTTATATAGAATATTTACAGGAATTTATTAAGAACATATTTGAACCTGAATTATTTGATGATGAATTAGAACTCGCAGGATATGAGGACGCTAAAGGCCATGTTCACATACAATTCAAAGAGATAAGGGTAGATGAAGAGCAGTCCAAGGCTGATATTGGTGTTAAATTATTTGGCATATATCCTAATGTAGACCCTGATGTGTTAACCAGAGCATACTTCCCTGGGTATGTGAAGGTTAAAAAGGAGAAAGGATTAAATAATGCGTTAAAACCAGAATTAGAAGACCAATTACAGGTAGAATTCGTTAAAGAACCTGAAGGAATAGAGGTGGATGGGTTAGAAGATGAAAGACTCCTCAACACCCATGAATCAGATGAGGACCCCACAATATTAAAACTTAAAGAGAGGGGTTGGAAGGGACTTAAAGGCAAGGTATAAAGAATGGCAGGAGCACGGGACCCACGGGAGGAGGAAGTTGACCCAATAGAACCAGACTTCACAATCCCAGAGGACGCAGGGGAGGGGGAAGCATTATATATGCTAACACTCGTTACGCTCCTGGAAATGTTTTACCTTGAATTCAAGGACCTACCCCCTGATGAAGTGTTAGAAACTGTTGACCAAAGATGCGACCAACTATATGATGATATAGCAACCGTTATCGGTGCAATGTTAATATCTATCGGAGTTATAGGAGCCGCTGCCGCAATAGAAGACATACTATGGGCTTTAGATACAACCCCAATCAGTGGTGGGGGTTACACTACCCGGCGTGCAGAATTCGCTAAACAAATAGAAAGAATGATCCGGGTGGACCTGGAATCAATAACCACTGAACAAGGATACACTGCCAGGGCGATAGTGGAAGAAATCCGTAACGACCTAAGAACCAGTGCATACTTCATATTACAAAGATTAGAAAAGGAGCCCAAGGCCCAGATAAAACTGGGTAACATCATAAAGAGGGCTGTTGACAGGATAAAGCGTATGTCCACTTATGGGGCGATGGGAGCATTTAATCAGGCTAAAACAGATTATTTCACCACAGTATTCACAATAGAAACAGAATATGAATGGATAACCAAAATGGATGGGAAGGTATGTCCTATATGCATGTTCTTTGAGGAGAACAATCCATACACTATGGAAACATTACCTCCATGTCCATACCATTTATGGTGTAGATGCACATACCGGCCCACAACTAAGTTCAGTTTCACAAAGATTATAGAAGACATGATTATGGAGGTATTCGGATGGAAGGCAACCTAAAATATGTTAAAGGAATCATAGACACCCCTGGATTGAAACAGTACCCTGGGGCTAATTACATTTATACAAAGAAATTCATGGAAAAAGTTAGTGAGGACCTGGTAGGTCAGGATGTAGAACTAAACAACCATGACAGTGGAAAGCGTGGAGAGATAGTAAAATTAGGACTATGCCCCAAAGGGGAATTATATGCTGGGATGCTCGTTCCAGAGGATTTCCCAGAGGATAACATTCATTTCTCAAGCGATGTAACCGTGAAGGCTAAAAGTTATGACGAAGAAGGAAACTTCCTCATAGAGGATGGTACACTGAACAAAGTCGTCTACATTACACCAGACGGGCCTAAACCACGGAATAAGAACACAAGATTATGTAACACAGAGGAGGATGGTAAATTGGTTGAGAATGACACTAAGATTAGAGAATTAACCACAGAGATAGGAGCACTCCAGAATACTATTGACTCAAAGGAAGGGACTATCCAGGAAAAGGAGAACGCTATATCTAAACTAAAAGACAAGGTTAAAGAATTACAAACAGTTCAAAGTGAACAAGCGAATGAATTAAAACGCTACAAGGAATATGAAGCGAAAACTAAAGATGCAATCATTAAAGACTTAGCCAAAGAAGATGAATTACAGGCTAAAGCATATAAATCACTTGAACTATCAGAACTTAAATCGCTCCGTGAAAAAATGAAGGAATCAAAGAAGGTTCCAGATACACCACCAAAAGGTGTTAAAAATAAAGTTAAACAAATAGCGGATTCCTTGAAGAAGAATAAACCTGACAAAGATGAATATACCTGGGAAAAATACCAGGAAATCAAAGACCAATTTAATATTAAATAATGGCATTCATTTATTTCGCCATTATGTAACAGATTTAATTAGCCAAATTATTATATGGAGATGAGATTATGGCCGACGATATTTATGGGAATATGAGGAGAGTAACCTTCGAGTTAGAGGAAGGTGACTTTACCTATGCAGATGTGTTAACCCAGAGGGGTAAAGAAGCAGGGGGATCATTCGCATCCCAACTGAGTAAAGGTAAATTTTTACAAATTTATACCGAGGCGGATAAAACTTTACAATTAGCATCAACTGGTATTAAGGTTGGATTACTTGTAGGCGACCCAGAGGGTCCATTACCAACCACAAACGCAACCGCTGGAACTTATGCTCGCAGGTATGGTCCTGTACTATTATTCGGGGACCTTGCACGATTAAAACTTGATGATGCCAATACTGCAATTAAGCCTGGGGATTACCTTGCAATTGACGGTACAAATAAGGACTCCCTCGACAAAGAAGAGGACACCACCTCAAACATTATCGCCCTCGAAGCCGCTGCTGCCAGTAGTGGTGCTGAAATTCAGTGCTTAGTCCTGGGACCACCAGTAGATGAGTCAGACTAATTTGTATGTTATTATTTTTTTACAGCCACAATTAATTAAGACGGAGATGAATATTTATGGAAACAACTGTTAACGAATCACTATTTAACCGTGATTTTATCCAGAACTATATTACTGAATATGTAAGCAAAGCGTTACGAGTAGTCCCTATGATGGATTACCAGGAAACCGATGCTGACAACTATGTATGGTATAAAGAGGACCAATCCCCAGAAGCAGATATTACTGATGGGAAAATGGCCCTACCCGAAAAGGTTGCCAGTGGTGCTGAACTCTTAGAAGTATCCACCAGTGGATTAACCGCACAGGCCCAACCTGTGGTCATGAAAGGATACAAACTACGAGTAGAAGACCGTAAACTTAAACAGAATGGTCAGTCCATCCTAAGGTTTATTAAAAGATTATCTTATGGTATGGCACGAGTATTAGAAGCACAAACTGTTTCTGCATTAGTAGCCGGAGCCTCAGCCCCAACTGCCAGCCTAAAAGATGGTGCCTGGGATGATTCAACCGCCATAGACATAGATGCCATCCGTATGCAGGACGCATTTGATGATGACAGCCTGGACCTTGAACTGGACACCGCATTACTCCACTCCACCAACCTCCGTGAGGTTAGAGAATTCCTGGTCCGTAAAGGATACACTAATGTACCCCGTGAACCCACCATTGAAGAACTACAATTCAAATATGGTGGACGCAACATGACTGAAGGATACAGTATAGGGTTTGACAGTAAAAACCCCCCTGCAACTGTTGTATATGGATTTGAACCCGGAGCACATAACGCCGCAGCCCTTAAAGGTATGGAAGGATACAAGCCACTCATCAATGTTAAAGTTAAATCAATTGATGATGAAATACCTGCCAAAACCGAAATATACATGGCAACCATATCAACTGTTGCTGTGGAATTAGGTGAAGGTATCCAAAGACAGAGCGGACTCTAAAGGTGGGGACAGATTAGTCCTTATCCTTTAATTATTCTTTTTTATAAGGAGGTAATGTATTATGACTCTTGTAAAATCTAAGGATTTATTCCTAAGAGTTCCAGAGAAAATGTTTAGAGATGCGGTTTACGCAGAGTTGGCTGCTTTTGACACCAGGATTGGTGCTATTGATGGTGCTGGTGAAATCACTCTTGACATGCTTGAAGATGCGTCTGGTGCGGGCATGTTTATAGTAACTAATTCAAGTAATGTTCCAACTTATGTTCAAATGACCGGTGATGCCAGTATAAACAGTGCTGGTGCTATAAGCCTATCAGATAATAGTGTAGAGCAGGCAAACCTTGGTGATGACGCTGTTGGTGTTGCCGAACTAAAAATAGTGGAAAGGAACATTACAATAACCGGCGGAGAAGCATCAGGAACTGTAACAAACGCTGCTGATATTGACGGAATTATATTAGGAGTTATTCCATCTGATGCTTGTGAAAACGCAATAAAAGATGTTACTTTCACCACAGATACAGGGGCTATACAAGTTGAACTAACAGCAGCACAAAGCGCAGACGCTGACGCAACTGTTACTGCTGTTGTATTACAAGCCTAATCCAACTTATAGGGTGGTCCTAAATGGGATATTTAGATGTAATGAAATATGTTAAGGGCGTACCCATAGATAGGATACCTCTTGATGACTTTACAGTGAACTGGGAAGCCCTAACTGGAGTAACCGCCGCATTATCAACTACTAACACAACTATTAACGCTAACTCATTACAATTCACAGGGTTAGATGATGGTTTAGAAGTGTATAAAACATTCACCACACCATTCCGTTTAGATGACCGGGACACTATACATTTTCATATTAAAAGTAGTAAAACAACATCAGATGGGGATTTAACATTAATTCTATCTGATAGTCCATCAATATTGAGTGTAATAGATGAAATAGAAGTGCCAACATTAACTGCCGGCGTAATGACCAGTGTAAAAGTATCCGTAACCACCCCATTAAATTTAGGTTCAATACGGAGTGTTGGATTCAGGGGCACAGCAGCCACAGCATCTGCGGTATTTCATTTAGCAGCAATTGAAGCCACATCCAATGATTTTGTGATAACAAAGGAACATGTAGAATCATTTGAAGATGTAGGTGAACGGTTTGTATTATCAAAGATTAATGAAGATGCAATGCCTGATGACCCTGAATTAGTAGAAGCCAAATATATGGCTGCCGGTGCTCATGTTTGGATGTGGATTACAGAGAACGATGCACGGGCCTGGGATTATGGGGGTAAATCTTCCACCCAGAACTATGGTATACGACTCCTAACAGAGGCGGAGCGTAGGTGTGAAGAATATTTGTATGGTGGCGATACCAACCCGGATGGAACTCCACGGAGGAGGATACGCATATTTGGAGGATACTCTGAGATGAAGAGGTGAACTATTCAAAATGAAGTCTAAAGGAACTATCGCTGCAATCAAACAGAGTATAATGGATTCCTTAGCCAGGGATGCTGATGTTGGTAAAATCCGGGGCTATGATAGTGAGGGATACATATCCCATAAAACTAAACTCCCCGCTTATTCGGTGCAGCGTGGTGCGAGGCGGCGTGGTGATAAAAATGATTTCACTGCTGGCCACATGAACTATGTCCTACCATTGAGGATTAGTTTTCTGGTAGAACCCACCCGTGATGGTGCCGTAGATGATAAACTCTACCTATTAGAGGAAGGAGCGGAGAGTCAACTTAATAATGACTTCAATGATGGGTTATTACATAATAGCATAGTAAAATTAACCCTTTCAGGAGCATTTGAACGCCCAGTATACCATATAGATAATATAAATGTCTATGCTCATGCAGTTATCATGACTTATGATATACACTATGAGGTAGATTGGATTGCAGTTGAATAAATAAGATGAGGTGAATATATTATGAAATTCAAATTTATAGGATACAGTGAGGTTGTAAACCTCAACATTAAACGCAAAATACAACCACAAGAAGTAGTGGATGTACCAGATGATGATGCAGAGTTAATTAAAAGATTTGAGTATGACCGCCAATATGAGAAGGTGGCAGAGGCTCGTAAACCTGTTAAAGTTGAATCTAAAAAGGTTAGGGGGGATGACTAATGGCACAGGGTAAATCTAATACATTCCACTATGCTGGCATAGGTATAGAGAATGTTGATGGTACAGCCGTGGCCCCTGATGTACTCCAGAAGTATCAGGACTTTAAGGGTAACGCTAAAATTGAAACAGAAGTAGATGAAGGCCACATGGGAACCCGTGGTAAAGGTACTGAAACTACCAGGGTTAAAGCCTATGCTGAACCTGAAATAACTGACCGTATACGGTGGGATGGGGGTATAGAGCAAATGTGTAAAGCATTCTGTGGTTCAGCAGTTAGTACAAGGAATATACCCACCACAGGGCTTAGTTACACTCATGTTTATGATGAAGCCGACACATTACCCACATACACATATACACATGGATTCAATGTGGGGAGTGAAACAGCCCGTACTTTTGCAGGTTGCGTTTGTAACACATTAGAATTTAATTTCCCCACAGAGGAAGCACCAACCGTTACCGCCGGATTTATATCTAACTTCCCAAGATTTGGGGCAACAGAACCCACATTAACATACACTACTACTAAAGCAGCCCAGTCAGGGCAGTTAAAAGTGTTTTGGGGGGATGTTGGGTCTACTCCAAGCACACCCATACCCGGATTACAAGAAGCAAGTGTTTCATTGAATAACAACTTTGAGGCAACCGTGGCCGCAGGAAACACCTGGGGAACAGTTGATAAAGATATGGGCGACTTAACAGTGGAAGGTAACTTCACACTCAAATATTATGATACAGACTACCAGCGTGAATGGGCTACCGGTACAACCTCAGGTACTGCGGTTAACACTGAAAACCTGGCTAAAGCATTAAGATTCCAATATGAAGGTCCAACCATTGAAACAACTTATAGGTATGATTTCACATTGGACATCAAGAATGCCGAAATCACAGATGTAGTGCCCAGTGAGGGTGGAGATGGTAGTAAAACCTTTGAATTCTCATTTACCGGAGCATTAGATAGTAGCAGTGATAAATTTGGTTTATCCATAACCAGCAAAATCCCTACATTAGAATGAGCACAACAAAATTTGGGGATTTATATTTATAACCCCACATTAACCATTTTTTTACACCTTTTTTTGGATTAAATAAAGAAATAGCAGACGGAGATGAACGATATGAAGCAGATAGAATATATTGGTAAAAATCGTACTTTTAAAAGAGTGAAAATGGCCCAATTAATGGATATGCAAACCGACATGGAATCCGCATTGGATAAGGCAGAAGACGGTAAAGGCCAACTGATGGCTATGGGTAAAATTGTTTCAATATTCCTGGAACCATTCGATGAGGAAGAAATGTTAGAAGCCGAACCTGACGACTTTTATTTAGCACAGGGATTACACCTCCTGGCGACTTATTACAAACACAACAAAACTAAGAAAGAAATAGATGACCTGAAAGGCCAGATCATTGATAATGCGATTAACGCCCAGTTAGCCCGTATGGCGGAGTTGGGTAATGCACAGTTAGACTTTCAATGAGGAATGGTACAAATATGAGGGTATAAAGCCTATACATTCCTATGTTCACTTCGCAGCCCGCCGTTTCAAGTGGAGCATCCCTGAAATCCGTGATACCTATGATGATGACTTCTTCCCCGTAATCCGTTTAGAAGAGGATGCATTAGAAGTTGAGCGTAAAGCCCATAACAAGGGATCAAAAAAGGGTAGCGATGGACATACTGGGGGGGTATCCTCGGATGGTGTAAATACTGTGGAACATATACCCGACCCGGAATATGAGGACAGCCCTGAAATGGAAAACCTCTATAATAATCTGATGGAAGCCGAAGTAGAGGTATAACAACAAAATAGTAAAAAAAGGATGTAGTGGAGGGCAGCATGATTTTGTATGTGAAAACTGAAGAGTTCAACAGCCGTATGAATCTGATAGAACGGCAAGTATATGGACAACTCAGCGCTGCCTTCCTCTTATTATTACAACGAGTAGAAGCCGAAACATGGCCTATGGTGCCAGTGGAACATGGATACTTACAAGACAGTTTTAGTTACTTACTCGTATCTGACTTACCCCGAATGTCGGCTCTTATGACTTATTCTTCCCCGGACCCTGAAGATGGATATGATTATGCATCCTATCAGCATGAGAATATGAACCTCCACCATGACCTGCCTGAATGGTATACCCAGTGGAGTATGATGGACTCCGGATTTTTTGATGACAATGAAATGTATTATCCTGATGACTTTGCACATCCATTATGGAACTTCGCAGAATTCGATGCATTTGGTAGTCCAAGAACACCGAAGGACCCGCAGAGCCATTATATGTTAAAGGGAACTAAGAAGGTAAGACGATATTCTGATCAGTTAATTGGGGAAACAGTTATGGTGGTGTTATAAGATATGACAGCGTATGGGGGGAAAGTTGAAGCGTGGCTAACATTGAACGCCACAGATTTCACAACAACATTAGCAACGGCAATTAAGGCAATAGCAGATTTCAGGGGACAATTTAATGGTATGGTATTATCTCTGAAGCGTAATGCCAGCATGGTTGGCAGTGCGTTCAAGCAGATGGGGGCAAACATTCAGAGTGCAATGAAAGAAGCCATAACTCCTACTCATTGGATGAATGGTTTTAATAAGTTTGGCCAGCAAAGTCAGACATTTTTTAATAATTATAAGAAGAATTTAAATGATTTCGCAAGGAGCATAAATACTGCTATGAGCAGTTTCTCTAACCGGATGGGAACATTTGACTCATTCACAGAGTACCAGCGGAATATGATGGGTTTGCAGAAGGGATACCCAGAGTTAAGTTCGCAATTACAGAAAAGTTATCAAAGTAATCTTTTAGCCAATTCATTCCCTGGATTATCTACTGGGTTACATCAGGCCAATTTTGAAATGCAACATTTCCTGAAGAATTGGCAGGGACTCCAGATAGGTGTACCTAAAGGATTGAATGCATGGCAGAAACTTAATGCAGTATGGACTCAAAACGCTAACGGTGCAAGGAATGTAGCACAACAGTGGGCTAATATGGGTCCACAGATGAATAAGCCATTAGAACATATTTGGCGAAACCAGAAGGCCATGAATAACCTGAATAAACAGGTAATGCAAGCCCAGGGTAGTTTCGCAGCCACGGGCCGTAGTTTTGCACCGATAGCCACTGGGGCTAATAATGCAAATAAGGGACTTAAAGGGTTATACAGTACCTCTGGAAAAAGTAATCAGGCATTCCGTGGGCTTCTAAGAAACTTCCACTTACTTCGTGGTGCCATGTTCATGGTGAGTATGGCTGCTGGTATGCTTGTGGGTATGATTGGATTCCAATTATTCAATGCTTTGATGACTTCAGTCCAGGCATCCATGCAGGGAAACCAGGAAATGAGGGCCTACTTCAAAACATTGAAGTATACCACCGCAGAAGTGGAGAGCATAACCCGTGCATTGGATAAGATGGGTAACAAGTTTAAGAAGATAAACAAGTATGCTGTGGGTAGTATTATTGCGAATGTAGCCACACAGGCTGGTTTGAAGGCAGAAGAAGCCGAGGCAATGGTTGAGCCGGCAGCATTAGTATATGACACTTTCATGAGGGGTGGTCGTACACCTCAACAAGCCCAACTGGCAATTAAAGAGATTGCAGAGGGAGAATTTGTTAGGCTGTCCAGGGAAACTGGTGTGGGTAGGAAGGACCTTATAGCCACTGGTAAGTGGAGTGGAGACCTTAATGATAAAGTGGGTATGTTTGAAGCTATTGATGTTATTGCCCACCAGAAACATTGGGACCAATTTGCAGGTACAATTGCTACATGGGAGGATGCTGTAAACGCTGCGGGTAACGCTGCTGGTGATTTAGCAATTATATTGAGTAGTATACTGTTGCCCCCAATTATTGCAATCACAACTGGGTTCTCTGACCTTTTCTATGGAATCCGTGCCGGGTATGATGCTTTGCCAAGTTGGGGTAAATTCTTTGTATTAGTTACGGTAATGGGATTGGTAATAGGGACATTTACATTACTATTAAACCCAATGTATGCTTCAATTATGGCATGGTATAAAAATGCTGACGCAATATCCACATTTGTAACTGCAATGAAAGGTTCAATAGTTACTTTGGGCCCATATATACTTTTAATTGCCGGAGTAGCAACAGCCATATATGCGTTAGGAGATGCGTATGGTTGGTGGACTACCGCCCAACAGAAACATGATGAAAACATAGCATTAGCCAAAGAAAGCCTTGCACATTACAGTGATGAGGTAAGCCGTACTGAGGGTATTGTCCAAAAATTGAAAGAAGAATTGGCACAGTTAACCCCTGGAACTGCTGCTTATGAGGCTAAACTTAGAGAATTAACCGCTGCACAAACAGATAATAAAGATGCAGTTACGGCACAGGCAGAGGCTGAAAAATTATATCAGGACGCACAGAACCGGTCTACCGACGCTATTAATAGAAATATAGAGGCACATAAACGATTGTTAAGAGCGTTAATTAATTATAAACTTAAAAGAGGTTGGATAACAGAAGAAGATGCTGTTAAAGAATTATATAATATTGATGAAATTGACAGCAACATCGAACAAATGGATAAAGAAACTGGAAGTGTAAATAAGAAGGCAGAGCAAATTGAAAGGACAACAAAGAATGACCCTAAGAAGGGACCTAATAGGTACCTTACTGAGATAAGCATTGCCCACACACAAGCAACCACTGAAAAACCAGGGGACTGGGGTGCGGGTATGATGGCTGCGGCACAGGCATCATTTAAATATAAAGGAGGTTCCAAAATACCATTTGACCCCCTTCTTCCTCAATTGATTCCTGATGGTTTAAGAGATTTCAAATTTAATCCTGCTGGTTTCCAAAAGGCACAAGACACAATAGATGAAACCACTGATTCCACAGCCAAGTTTAATGATAAATTTCTTGAAACAATAGGTTTGAGCCGTACAGATGTTGAAATAATGGTGGAAACGAATCCTGCAATGGATACAGTATTATGGATTCTTCAAAAGATTATATGCCTAATCGTGGGGTGCAGTCCAGGTATAATACCCGCAGTGCAACAGTTACAGGGTGTATGGAGTATGGTGTGGGCAGCGATATGGAACACTGCCAACATGTTTATCCAGCCAATAGTAAGTGCTCTCCAATGGTTATGGACTGAACTGAATAAGGGATGGGAGTGGTTTTATAACACAATAGTCCTCCCTATATACAATGCCTTGATGTTGGTGTGGACTTACACGGTTAGTCTGGGTACACAAATTATAGCCGCATTCCAATCATGGCTTGGCCCTATCTGGAATAAAGTAAACTTTTATGGACACCAAATAGTAAACGCATGGAATTGGGTTAAAGGAGCCCTTGGAGCCGCATCTAATGGGATATATAGTGCGGTGTGGGGGCCTATAAGTAAATTATGGAGTATGCTAAGCCGGTTCTGGAGTTTCCTACGAAACCCCGGTGGTGGGGTTTCAATGGATGCTGCTGTTTCATTAGGAGCAGCCGCAGCAAGAGGCACGGCAGGACCTGGTGCAGGGCCCGGACCAGAGATTGGATTAAAAGTTAAAGGCGGTGCTGGTGGGGACTTCTTTAATGGTGCAACCCGGCACATAGCCAATAATACCAATAATTTGATCAGTGCAGGTATTAGTAACAGTCATGCCGGTGCGGGGCCTGGGACTGTGAAGTATAAGGGTGGTGTTAAGTTAGCCCGTGATGATATACTCAACACATTATTCTGTGATAACCCCGAAGAGTGCAGTGCTGGTTGGGATATGAATTGGAGTTCCCAGATAATTAACCAGGTTAAGGGTTGGAAGGTATCAGTCCTTGGTCAAACCTTCAGTATAAGTGAATTTGAACGGGGGGGTATGGGATTATTTGAAAGGTTAGCATCAGCCCTATTTAATGGTATTGGATACAGTTTCTACTTTGGTGATGGTAAATCCAACGCCCAGGTAATCCGGGACAAGTCATGTAACTGTTATGATGGTGCACAACTTATATGCAGCCTAGCAAATGCAATGGGATTACCTTGCAGTATGGTAAATGGGTTCTGGGGAAGTATAGCACACACTTGGGCGGAGGTTGGAGGTAAAACCTTTGATACAACCGCATTCCAGAAACGCCACAGGTGGACTGGCCCCGCACAGGGAGCGGGACCTGGACCATATACCAGTAATGATAATCGTAAAACAACAGAGTTCAACTTCACCTTCAATGGTGATGTTCATGACAAACCAGAACTGGTCCGTATGATCAAAAACACTGTTACAAAAGAGTTGAATGATGTGGCAAACGCATTATACTATTAAGATAGGAGGAAAATAGAATGGGAGTACCTGGAATAACAGTCCCCCAATGTAAAGTGGGGCCTGTTACAATTAATCGTGGATTCTTTTTAACAGAGTCTAATGAGTATGGTGTTGATGGTAAGGAAACATTCAGTGTTGTTGGATACAATTATGAAATCCAACAACTCCGTGGGTTAATCACCCGTGGTGAGAGTAAAACGAGTGGTAGTGTTACTATTCGTGGTTCTAAGGATAATGATTGGGGTCCTGTATGGATTGATGCCTCCACACCTTTACCAGATAATGATGCCTTCCCACACCGTGGATGGTATCTTGTAAGGGAGGTTACTGTGGAGTTAATTAACCATATAAAGGCTAAGGCAGTGTTAACTATTGAGTTATTATCCACACATCCACTCCAATACTTTGAATATGATCATACTAATCCATTTATGGTGGGTTCACTTGATACTCCCGGCTATGCATTGGAAGAGGAAGTAGTCCTCATGGAGGACGATTTCACCACATTAGACCCTACCAAATGGGTGGATATGGGTATTTGGAACATGACTGGGAGTAATGTTGGTGTTACTGGTGGGAAACTTTACATGGAGGGTAGGCGTACCTCTGGGAGTGTGTGGGCAGGTACTCGTATGCTCCGAACCAAATATAAATTCAAAACACCATTCACCGTTGAGTTTGACCTTGAATTTCCAACAACATCAACCTATGACCCTGGACACAACATACACCTTGCATTATCCCCTATAAATCTTCCCCTGAATGCTTGGCAAGATGTTTTCTTCAATGAACTTTCAATAAGTGGCAGTCAACGCTATTATGCTTTAGGACGGTACAATGCGAAGAAACAGAATGTT